AGGGTAGTGTTGAATTTGATGCCGGAAGGTCGATTAACCAACAGCTACACGACGAAATAGCCGCGCAGATAGAGGATTTCTTGAAAAGAGGCGGGAAAATAACTGAGGCCGAACCTCGGAGAGATGGCGTTTTTTCTGACGACATTGAAGATGGCGCATGGACTGGTATAACCGCCATGCCTGACGGGACTTTTAAGACAACTTTTAGGGGTAGGCTCGTCGGAAAAGGCTACTACGAATCACGAAAAAGCGCTGAGGCTTTTTTGACAAAATTGCGCTTTAAAGATGGTAGCCTGCAATGAACTCAGCAAAACTTGAACAGCAGAAGTACCTCCATAAGATCGAAGAGCTAGCCATACGCAAAGCCCTAGAAAAGGCGGAGCTTGAGCTAGTCAGTGTAAAGATGGATGCGCTAGAAATGGCGAGGATTTTGGCGGTGTCGGACGATGATGGGGTCTCTGTGATCGGAATGATGATGGAGGCGAAATATGGCCCAAAGTAACTCCGAAAAGCTGGCGCTGATGCTGTCGCGGACGCCAAAAAATATCGGCCAGTGGGATTACGTCAAAGCGTCCCACTTTAAGGCGGACTACCTCGATGCAAAAAAGCTTTGGCGTCAAAAAATAAAAATCATGATAAAATAAATCACTACTACCACAAAATGGGTCTTTATTATGATTGGCGCACTTTCTAGTTTTTTTGGCGGGACACTCTTCAGGGTGGCGTGGGGCGAGATTGCCAACTACTTCAACAAAAGGCAGGATCATGCTTTCGAGCTTGAGCGCTTGAAGCTGCAAAACGCACTTGATAGCGCCCAGCACGCCAGAAACTTAGAGGCGCTAAAATTGCAGGCTGATCTAGGTGTCAGAGCTATAGATGCACAGCGCGACGCAGATATAGGCAGGATTGACGCTAACACCTATCTAGCCGCCGTAGAGGCGACCAAGGTTGTAACTGGAGTCAGGTGGGTTGACGCGTGGAATGCCTCTATTCGCCCTGCTGGTGCAACTATAGGTTACATAATATTAATATGCAGCATCGCCTCAGCTGGATGGGTCGTTAGTGCCGCAGTTTTTGAGTTGGTGTGCGGCATGATTGGCCTTTTCTTTGGTGGCCGAATCATGGAAAAGCAGGGTAAATAATGGACATCTCAAAAGCCGTCGACCTATGCATTAATCATGAGGGGTATGCATCTAAGCCCTACCTATGCCCAGCGGTGGTGCCAACCATAGGCTACGGCTCCACTTTTTACCCAAGCGGTAAAAAAGTTACATTGCTAGACCCTCCAATCACAAAAACACAAGCAAAAAAACTTTTAATTTACACTTTATCCACAGTTTACGCGCCAGCCGTTAAAAGACTGTGCCCGACCCTAGAGGGTGATAGTTTTTGCGCAATTTTAGATTTTACCTACAATCTCGGCGAGAGGGCGTTACAGTTATCCACACTTAGAAAAAAGATCAATTCAGGCGACATTGAAGGCGCCAAAAAAGAGCTTATGAGATGGGTGTATGGTGGTGGCAAGCCGCTCCTTGGCTTGGTGAGGCGTAGGCAAGATGAGGCTTTATTATTAATAATCTAAATAGCATAAGTCATGTTAATAAAAATTGCGCCTGAGGATGCTATTGCTACTAAGGATGCATTGCCAACTGCATCTACACTGACAACCCTAATTTCTGTTAGTGTTCCTGTAAAAGTGCAGTATGACATAGGCCCACTTACAGCAATCCCCTCCACTGCAATTTGCCCTATTCTTTTCGGTGTAAAACTTACAGGTGTGAGCGCTGTCGGGATGCCCGATACTAATATTGCGCCCGTTCCTGTGTGCTCACTCCATTGTATAGCTATCTCAACGTGTACATTTTCGCCAATTACTACAGCGGTACCAGAAGCAACTATTGGCGTGTAAGTCCCTGCGCTTGTCCCCCCAGAAATAATAGGGGTAAATGCGTACTTTGTTTGCTTGGCTATAGAGCTAATGTAGGTAAGTGACCCTGTTGGGGTGTTATCAAATGTAGAAGACCCACTCCTATACTCTGAAAAATTTAAATTTGTTGAATCTACATCATATAAAACTGTTCTACCGCCGCTACCCATATTAGGTGATATTACACAACAGCCATCAGTCTCTCTAGCTTTAAAGGCTGCGGATCCTATACTTGCAAAATGCTGTGTCCCATAAATGGTAGATTGAATGGCCCCGCTGAAATATATATCTGCCTCTGTGCACTGCTCAAAATAAGTCCCGCTTATCCTAGTTCCGCGACCCTGATCCCATACGCCTCTAACGTATCCTTGCGCATACCCACCATTAATTATAACCCCTTCGTTTGGGGTTCCGGCGTTTTGAATATGAACACCGTACCCCGTTCCAGCCCACCTTCCGGTTGTGTTGTCTAGGTTCGGATTATTTATTACCGCTGTAGCGGCATTTCCAATTGCGACAATAGGATTTGGGCATCCATTATAGGAGGTAAAATTTTCTATAGTTGCGCCAAAGCACCCATCGATTAGATATATGCCGTACTCGATATCAGTAATATATGCATCGTATATGCCAGAATTTAAGCGAAAATTAACTAGGTTGAATGCCAACCCACCATCGAAGCCATTGCCGTCTATCCTTGGTGATCTTATACTGCAAAAGTATGCATGAGGGGATGTATTAAAAAAAATAACGTCATCTTGTGCTTGTTTTAATACAGCTTTTTTTGAAAACACAAGCTCGATATTATCATATAAAGTTATTGTGTCATCGATTAGGTAGTCACCATCAAAAATATAAATAGTTCCTCCACCTATAGAATTCAGGTAAGATATAGCATCATTTATATATTCTGACTCCATTTGAGATTCATCCCCAATAGCACCAAAATCGAAGGCGCAAATACTCCTGTCTAACTTCCTCTTTGCGTAAACCCCGCCAGTATTCGTTGTTGATATAACCCCTGTGTCAGGAGTTAACCCAGATGAAGACACCCCAATAAATTCGCCACCACCTTTTCCGCCAGAAGTGTGCTGCTTTAGGTAGACCACTTGCCCGATAGATAGGTGGGTGCTTGCTAGATCAGCAAAGGTGTCAACAACTATAGGAACGCTGGCGGCTCCTATAATATCTTGCCGCCTTGACACTCCGCCAATTATGATATCGTAAGCGCCAGCGGGGATAAAAATCATTTTTTGACCAGAAGAATCCAGCGTTGTTGGTAAAGTTATTGGAGTTGTTCCGGCCTCATCCGAGTATATTGACGCAGCGCCGCCCCCCACCTTTACGATATTTAGAGATGCTCCAGCTACGATATTCTTTCCCGCACCTATAGTGTCATCTTCTGCTATACCAACCACCAAAAAAGGTACTAATGCCGTCATATAATCCTGCCTCGAATTGCTGTTGAGTTGTTGCCGCTAATGATGTCGACATTATAGCCGTTTTTGTTTATCGCCACACCTGCCGCGCCGCCAACCCCTCCATACGAGCTATTTGCCCCAGCCTCTCCCCATGCGCCGCCGTAGTTTCCATTGCCGCCGCCTGCTTGAGAGCCATTGGACTGCTGACCATCTACGACTGGAGACCCGCTAATGCTGCCCAGAGTGTAATCACCGCCATACGATTGCGAATACCCTTGGCCGCCGCCGCCGCCTGCCGCCGCCGACCAAATATCATCACCCAAAGGATCCTCAAGGATCACTACCGACAAGCTGCCAGCTCCACCACCCCCGCCAGCCCAGATTAGTCCGGCGCCGTTATCAATAGTGCAATCACAGCGGATATTTAGCGCTGGGCCTCCTGCGTAGCCGTCCTCGGCTGGCAAAGCGCCAGCAAAGCCACAATTGCCTCCCGCTCCGCCTTGCCCATAAACTTGCCAACGAGAGATAAACCTTAGGGTTACGCCACTAGCCTGCGGCCCCGTATCAAAAGCGTATTCAGATGTCGACGCAGAAAAAAATATTGCCCCACTCTCTATATATACGGTGTAAGTTCCTGCCGCTGGTGCAAAATGGTCGGACAACACGTAATTGGCGTAAACCCCTGACGTGATTGTAAAATCTGAACTGGAAGGCTCATAAAGTAGATATCTATTTAGCTTTACGTCAAAGCCTTTATAAGCGTCGCCCTCAATCTTAACCGCCTGAAAAAGAGATGGGGTGGGCACCCCACTTGAATCGGTTATAGCTGCCGTCCTTATGGATACAATATCACCCAGATGCAGCTCATCGCCGTCAACATCTTGGGCATCTAAAGTAACCTCCAAGGTCTCCGGTATTGTTCCTGCGGCCGATACAATCCTATCAATAGCCGATGCGGCAACGAGATAATCAGCGCCACTAGCGTTGAGCAATGGCATAACCACTGATTTTCTTTCATTGATCTCATTTCTGCGCGTAGGGCCTTCCTGAGCAATATTTATGCCAGTTAGACTCACCTGCATATTTTTAAGGTCGCTATCTTTAGTTATGTCGTAAGGCGCCCAAGTCATGTTAAAGCGCGTATGCTGGTCTTGATAGCGCAAAGTTCTGTTGACCGAGCCGCGCTTGAAATTTTCATCATCATCTAGGTAGATCGGGCTTATATCCAGCTCTTTAATGTATTTAATAACTATTTTATTTGTAATGTTATCAAAGTAAAAAATCAAATTTCCAAGAAAAATGCATCTATTAATTATATCGACAACGTCCGTCGGCGTGGTTATTGTGTAGTCACTCAGTTTTATTGTTGGAGTTGCCGCTATTACAGAGTTGTAATCGTCTATATATGCCGCTGGTACGCTAGTCCAAGTCTCTAGCGCGTAAGTGATTACATCAACTACATGCTCGTCAACGAACCTGATGCAATTTTGTATCGTGGCCCCCGCAGAGTGATCCTTTATTTGGGTATTTCCGTAACCACGAGTTACAACGTTTAGCGTTGTTGTGCCTGTTGCCGTTACCTCTATACACTCAGAGTCAATTCTGACGATCAGATTGCCGCTTACCCCAAAGTATCCGACAGGCGCATTGACAAAAGTTATCGTGCTTGGTGTGCCAGTTATTGCGGCTGATAGTTGAGCTGTTGAGGCTAGAGGCATCTTTGCCTTTTTACCCTCAGTCAAAATCAGCGGATCTAGCGCCGTGATGGAAAATTCGCCAGCGCTGAAATCTATGTCATCGATGATAAAAGATCTATCTACCCAATCAGGATCTACAAAAGAGCCTGTAGCTCTAAGCCCCTCAGAATAAACAATCTTGCGCCCTGAAAAGTGCGGATTACGCGCAATAAGCCTGCCGAATAGCGTGCCGCCGCTTGACCGACTGCCTTCATAGGGTACCACGCCGTAATCATCATGCACTTGGTCGTAAAGCGTGACAGATAGCCTAGCCCTAGACCCAATCGACTCGCCCACTTTTATCTCTGGCGACTCATAACGGGCAGACTTAAAATCTAGCCCAGATATAAAAACATCACCTGACGGCAGTGGATGGGATGAAAAAACTACCTCTTTATATAGCCCGTCGACATAGCTATCAGTATTGCTGCAGGTCTGTGAAAAGCCTTTACACGACCCATCAAGCTCGCCTAAGTGGTGTACAGTAAAATCGCCATCAATGATGTCCGGCGTTGTGCCGAGCACCCCTCTTTCAAGTATGGTAAAAGTGCCGTCGACTCCGATTGAGCATCTCACAATCTCAAGGGTCACAGATATGCGCAGGTACACGGTCATACCACCCCAAGTCGCGACTAAGCCGGATGACAACCCAAACGTGGTCATTGCGCCCGTGTAGGAGTCATCTAAAAAGTCATTCGTGGCGCCGTTTTTTTGAGTTAAAAAATCCCCAGTTGAATATTTGCATTGATTTAAAAAAAGCGTTACTTTTTTTACGCACTCTTGACCTACCGCGTATTTTTTTATGCTATATGACATTATGCATACCCTTGGATTTCAAGATCCAGATCAGTGTAGTGTGAGTTTTTATATGACGGCTTAGTTAACGCTGTCGGGTTTTGCTGGCCAAAAACGCATTTGCTATTTTGATTGTTCGCCATAAAAAAAAGAGGTTTAGAGTCTAGCACGTGATTCATAAATTCTGGCCAGAAGGTGTCCACTTGGGTATAAGGTATATACCTCAGTGATGCCTTTTCTTGCTTGCCATTGTACAGCCTGCGGGACTGTATAAAGTTATTTCCGTCAGTCCTAAAAGCCTCAACCTCATCAACGGAGGCGTTACGTGCTGGCTGATACCCAGTGCCTACCGTGCGATCAAATACAATAGCCTCGCCGCCGTAAATCGCTGATATGTAGCACTTAGATGTGAAATTTATAACAACCTTAAATTCATTGGTTAAAACCGGATCAAAGGCAATCATCTGCGGCTCGCCATTAGAAAAAGACCCCCTAGATCCTAGGCTGACGTATGTCCCGCTATCTAAGCTTAGGTAGGAGGCCTCAAAGGATAACCCGCAAGATCCGGCGTTTCTTGACAGCAACCCTATGTAATTTAAGGTAAAAACAGAATAACCGCTAACGGTTATAGTAACTGGCCCAGATGTTGCTAGAGGGCTATACTCGGTATTTACCTTATAGTCATAGAGTAGCGCGACTGGGTAGCTTGTATCTACACTTGTCGCGGCGACAAAGCTGCTAGGGAGCATTGATCTATAGGCAAGATAAGCCTTGCATCTTGCTCCTGACGATACAGGGGTTGATATTACATAAGGGCTAGACATTAAATAACACCTCTTCTTTGTGCGTTGGCCTGTGCGCCGTTAAGCATCACAATAGCCTTATCATCCCTCGATAGTATATCAACAAGCTGCGAGCCAGTCAGGAGAGAGTCAGCATTAATACCCCTAATATCAATGACTTGTTTTTGCACAAAAGCAGGCTCGCTGTTCGCTGTAGTGGATAGGCTGCCGCCGCTTATAGAGCCAGCCGAAGCTGATCCGCCGGTGCCGCCAGCTCCGCCCCCGTAGTTTGTGCTCTTTATTTTCTGCACTTTCGCAAAGCCTGTCAGCGACGCAGCAGCTACAGCAGGTATGGCGGCGGGGTAGCCAAGCGCAACGCCTTTGGCTATCCCTTGGTAGGTGCTTATAATTGCGGACGCTATAGCCCCTTTTTTGGCTATTTCAAAAGTTCTTCGCGAGTGCCCATCAGCCACAGACATTAATTGCTCGCCCAAGCCTAGAGCCTGAGTCAGTGCAACCGTATTCTGCGCCTCCTCGATGGCTGCTCTTGACCTAACGCCTTCATCTTTAATTGCTGTCAACTGCTGTTGGTATGTCTCCTCTGCTACAAGAGATTGCTCTTTATAAGCCCGCTTGATGGCAAGCACCTGAGACTCTTCAAGGTCGGCATTTGCCAAAGCCTGCCTTAATTGCTCTTCTCGCCTAGCTTGGTCTTCCGCCCTGCGCTGATCCACCATGGCGCGGTCTTCGAGGTTTTTGGCGTTAGCCAGAGCGATTTGATATTTGTAGGTATTATCAATACCGACTAGATCAGCGTCGCGATAAAATTGCGCCACTTGGGTGCGCGTGGCCAGCTCCAGCCTCATGCTTTCGGTGGTCGCTTGAGCTGAGCTTATCTCCCTAGATGCCAGCTCTTGCGCACGCCCCTCGGCGTCCACACTATCCCAAAACTCGTTATACGTATCAAACCTGTCTTGCATCTGCTTCTTGCGCAGCTCTTCAGCTTCTCTGGCTGCCGCTTTAGCAGCCGCCGCAGCTTCTTTGTCTACTTTCGGTGGCGCTCCAATAGCTATAAGCGGTTGTTTTGCTTCAAAAAATCCGCCACGCTTAACATTGGATTGTTTGACCATTGACGCTGTTTTTTGTGCAATCGCCATATCTCTAAGCTTGGCAGAGTAAGAGTCTATCGCCTGCCCAACGGTCGCATCTGTAAAAGCCGCCCTTACCAGATCCATCTCAAGCTTGATGAAGTAGCCAAAGCGCTTAAAAACGTCCATGGTCTTTGTAACGGACTCAGCAATATTGGTCATACCCTTGAGCAAGGCGGGATCAGCAAGCGCTTTACCAAGAGATGTTAATGCATTAGCAAATCCGGTGGTGGCCCCCGTCGCTTTGTCGTAATTGCCGAAAAGCACCGTCAGACCGGTTATTAGATTTGTAATGCCGTCGCCAACGGTTGTATTCGACGCGGCGAAGTCTTTATCTACTTTTTTTGCGTATCGCTCAAGGGATTGCACTAAAATGTCTGAAGTAATCGCGCCATCTGCCGCGAGCGCCCTAAGTTCGCCGGCGGTCTTGCCTGTGGCGGACTGCACTGCTCGCAAGATAGCGGGGGCTTGCTCAGAAACAGAGTTAAACTCTTCGCCGCGCAGAACCCCACTGGCGATTGCTTGCGATAACTGCCTCATGGCGCCGGCGCTTTCGGCTGCTGTTGCTCCGCTTATTGCAAGGCTTTTGCTGATCGTGTCTACAACACCAAAAAGCCGTTCGTTTGATAGCTTTGTCTCATCAATGGAGAGTCTGAAGCGGGTGTATAGGTTTGCCGTTTCGCCCAAGGACTGGTTAGACCCTTGCGAAATTGCAATAAGCCGATTTGTAACAGCGGTCAGCTCCGCCGAGCTGTTAGTAGTTTGCCGGATTTGGTTTGTGATACGCGTGAAGGCTTCAGCAACGTCATAAGCCTGCTTCGCCAGTACAGCAAGACCAAGCGCCCCAATAGCTTTCGACAATTTATTCATTGCAAAAGTGGAGTTATTGGCGCTGGTCGATGTTGTGTTTAGCTGCTGGTTAAGCCTGTTTATATTGTTTTGTGAGTTTTGAGTGTTGATTACAATATTGATGTGATGCGTGACGGTCATGGTTTCGCGCTCCGACGGATTTTATCAGCACAAAGCTTGTGATAATGTCTATCTGCGGATTTTATCACAAAAACCGCCTTGTCAGGCTCATAGCCTACACGCTCAGCCAACCTTAAAATATCAGTTGATTTGATCGATTCTTTTTCTGATAAGTCGCCTAGTAGCTCGCTATAAATCCTGTATAGCGCCCAAACTCTGTCAGGCACTTTAGGCTCAGTTTGATACCAGCCATGAGGGTCGCCAAGGTCTCTGAAGTCCATCCACGTTTGCCGCGTGTTGTTTTCGAAAAAGACCCACTCAACTACTTTTTTATGCTTTCTGCGTCCTCCTCCGCGATCTCGTGGAGGTAATTTTCGTAGCTTTGGCAGGCCGCAAAAAGCTCTGCGTTAAGGCTTAACCAGTAGGACTTATCTAAAAAGATCCTGCGCGCGGCTATTTTATCGTATTGGCAACCCACTTCTTTACCATCGTCATCCATAAATAACCCAGTCCAACCAGTCACACCATACTCTGCAAGCCAGTGGGCCAAAATGGCGGGGAAATAATCTTCATCCGCTGGCACAAAAGGGCCAAAAACTTCTCGCTTGATCTTTTGGAGAAAGCTTTCAGATTCAATTGTGCCCCAGCGGCGAACAAAAAAAACAGCGGCCCCTATCGGGATCGCTGCGCCATTTTTTTGCTTTTCGGTGTCTTCTCTATACGCTGATAACTGCATAGATTACCAGTTCCTAAAGATTTGCATGGTCGCCGCTTTGGTTGCATCGCCCTCGCAGGCAAAGGATGCTTTAGAGTTAGCAATTGCATTGTTCCCGTCGTCCATTTCGTTTTCAGTGACAACTACGCGAGGAAAGTCAATATAGGTCTCTTGGCTTGACCCGTGAGACAAGAGCACCCCGATAGATACCCTAGTGCCAGCCCAAGAATAATCGCGCCATGTAAAAGGAGCGGTCTTGAGCGAGCGGATTGACGCTGAGCCAGTAACGGCAATTGCCCCGCGGGTATAGCGCTTGGAGCACGCCGCCGCGTCGTCAGCACTCTGGTTAAGTGCGATTGAACCACTGAGCGACTTAACCTTGCATGATGCTGACAGGCCATTAACGTAAAACCCAAGCACTCCACTGTAAGCACTAACAGCAGCGTCAGTAGTGGCGGATGAGTAAGATTGCCCGCTTATTGCGGCGGTGCCAGAAACTTCGCGCTCTGCAACATACTCAGAAGTGCAGCTCACAATCCCAGTTTCTCCAATTTCAAAGCTGCAGTTGTTTGGGATTGCGTCATAAATAGTGTGATAGTCGATATCACCAGCTTTAGATAGATCGGTAGCGCGGGTCTGCAATGTTGAATAATAAGAATTATTCGCATTTTTGTACTTGTTGCTTATAAGCGTTACGCTTGCCCCTGCCGCTTCTGTGGCGGGCGGCGCAATTGTCGTAACAATTTTATTTGACGCGCCTTTGCTCGCAACGATATACGCCTTATTTATTGTCGAATCAGTAAAGCCTGAAACCCAAAAAACATCACCGACAGATAGACCGCTATAGGCAGTACTGGTAACGGTAAAGCCATCCGCTAAGGCTGCATAAGTCGTGCCGGAATTGGTTAAAAGGGATTCGGCAGCGTACATAGCCTCGATCATAAGGTCGATTGACTGCTTAGTCATCGAGGCTTCTATCGTGCATCCAAGCTCTTGCGAGTCCTGAATTTGCTGCTGGCCCTGATAGTCGCTTAACACCTCCTCATCTGTGGTGTAAGCAATTTTTTTGGAGGTTTTCCCGCTCTTGCGACGAAGAGGGGTAAAGGTTGGCGAAGAATTTACCGCGCCATACGCCGTTTGAAGCGATTTGCCTACGCGGAAATCTAAGCCGCCTAAAAGGCCGTCGCCCACTGTAGTTGCTGTTAAAGTCATGGTATTTACTCCGCTGTGTAAGAGCTAAAAATGTAATCAGAATTTATTTGCACATGATACCAGTTTTCTTCCTCGCCCAACACATTGATATTACTATCAAAGGATACAGAATAGGCAAATGGCACTTTAGTGTATGAGTCTATAATTGATTGCGCCGCCGTTAGTGCTGCTGCCGAGCCGGTTCCTTTGGGGTAAAAAAGGTCGACGACAAAAAGGCCGCGATAAGTCTTGTAGCACTGTGATGCGTCCACGTCTATCACCACTGGTGAAATAACGGTTGCGCGCATCCACTTTGAATTGGCTGGTGTTGTGAATTTAGCGTTAGGTAGCTTAACCAAGGAGGAGGTAAAGCCGCTTGGTAGATTACCCAGTAGGTGATTAATTAAGTCGTTTTCAACATTTAAATGCGTCACGCTTGCCATTATCTATCCTCTGCTGCGCGCCGAATGACTATTCTATCTACGTACTTACTTGGGGCCTGTAATGAATGCCCATCATTTAGTTTGGCAATGTAAGGTAAGTTATTCTGTATATAAACATCTGAGTAAACGGCGCATTTTTTGATGTTGCGACTACCCTCAGACCACGCCGCTGCGAAGTTGACCCTAGACTCTGATGAAAAAGAGTTCGGTGAGTCGCCTGAGACTATCCAGTTTGCTTTAGCGGCCCCAGTATCCACAGGGGTTTGAAATATAAGGTCTGTCAGGACTACAGTGGCTAAATGGTCTCGCTCCTGCTTGATTATCTGCTCTATGAGCGGGTTAAGGTTGATGCTTATCATAGAGGCCTTACCTGCAACTCTATCACAGCGTCCGCCGCATCTAGGTTAGTAGATACAATCTGCAAAGACTCGCCACCAAAAGTGCAAGTTGTATTGTCTGGGCGGATGCCAACCGTGACTAGCTGGTACTCTATCAGCAAGACAAAATCACCAACCCTAATGAAAGTGTTATCTATCTGGGAGGCCTTATAGTCGAGCCTGATCGCATCAACGGTTTGCGAGGTTGACGACGTATAAGTCTGCGTTGCGTAGTCGAAAGCGGTTGATTTTGTCAGCACGCAAGGCGCGGCGAAGTCTGAAAATTCTTCTTGCATTAGCTCTTGTGCGAGAGCTTGAAATTCCGCCTTTGTTGTAGCCATTACATCACCCGCGTGCGAGTGGATGAGTAGGCTAGGTAAGGCTGTAGAAGCATGGTTAGATCACGCGGGATTATGCGAGAGTATCGTTGCGACGTGCCGGAGCGGTAAGACACTGACTTAGATAGTGTGCCAACTGATTTAGAGGATGACTCTACCTCGCCATCCAAATCTAATGCAGCCGAGTCGACCAATAGCGCGTTCTGTAGTTGCAAGTATGCAGCTTTGGCGTTAGCGAGCGGGATATTATCCGGCAGGCTATCGAGATCAGTGGGGAATTTCATGCTCTGCGAGGCGGATACTTTTTCACCTCTAAAGGTGTGCTGGCCGTCAATCCAATCTTGGGCGGCTATGAGTATGGCCGCCTCTAGCTGCGAGTCGCTATGAGTGTGCGCTATGCCTCTTTTATCTAAATAGCTCTCAAGATACGCCACCGAGCAATAACACTCAGCATCAGGCAAGCCCGTTCCATCTTCGACGATTAAAGCCATAGAATCACCTAAATAAAAACCCCTCCGAAGAGGGGAAGAGAGGTAGCTTAACCTAAAAGTAGTGCGGTGTGCGCTGGCTTGATGTTTTTTACACCCCAAGCAAGTGCGATCTCATAACGAACCATGCGTTGCCCAGCGTATAAAGCAACTTCAAATGTCAGACCTGTGCGCGGATCAGTGATTGAGGTCACATCTCTCGCCATATCGCCTTCCATTGGCCGTGGAGGCTGACGGGTAGCTAATACGATTGCAGAGCGGTTAAAAGCCATGTTGCGAGCGCTAGTCCCAACTACTGTTATTGCACGGGTAGCCGCTGATTGAGCTACGCGCAGCCCAGTATCAGCAAGTGTAATTGTGTCGCCGGAAGCAGGGTTTGCGCCAGCAAAAGATACCGAAGCAACGACATACTTGTTGCTATCGTTGGCAAAAGTCACAACATCACCAGCGGAAACAACACCTGTACCAGCGGTAGCTAATGGGATGACAGTTTGGCCGACGGTAAAAGCCGCGTTAGTACTGGTCGCTGAGGCCATTGTTCCAGCAGTCTTGGTCACAATCTGCGCAGACTCACGCAAAGACATGCCAGCAATGTCAAGTAAAACGCCTTGACGTAAAATGCTGTCAGTACCTTGCCTATTAGCATCAGCCTGCTTACCAAGAAATTTCGCGCCAGCGGCGGTATTCATAACTAGATGATTGTCCATTATTGGGGCGCCATTGTCTTTAAGGATGCGCAAAGCCTCGCTTGCATCAGTAAAGTCGCCAGCGGTAGCAAAAGGAGTCGTTCCTGCTGTGCCGTAAGCGCGCGAGAATGTTGATTGAAGCGCACAAAGGTCGGTCTCTACCTCGTTAACTAGCGCACGCATAGCTTGTAGCATTTGGTTAGCGCGCAAAGGTAGGTAGGTTCCACCAAGGCTGCCTTGCTCGTTGCCGTTCCACGAAAAGGGACGGCCGCGCTGCTTATTGATGATGATCGCAGTGCTTCCGATTGTCTGATCAGCAGCGGCAGGGATGCTCATTGATGGGGTGATGTCAAAACCGGTATTTGCCTCGGGAACAATAGGCACATAAACAGGCTGATCAATAGCCGCGCGATCAGCACGTGCATCCATTGTTACCGCTGGTATCATGCCAGTTAGCTCACGAGATACAACATCAAGAGCTGCGTAAAGGTCGGGGATTAAGTTATCTAAGGTGTTAGCCATGGTGGTGCCTCTTTAAAAAAGATTGATTACGATTTAAGTGTTCCGCCGTCTTTCATGAACTTCGCTCGACGATCCGGCGGCAAGTTGTCAAACTCCTGACGCGACATGGTTGCTTGAGGGACACCGCCCCTAGCACCTGATCCATTCAGGCCGCCACCGCCGCTGGTTGTCATAGACGCCTTTAGCAGTGGTTTAAAAAGCTGGTTCTTAGCAAGTGAAGCTTCAAACTCAGTATCGCTCATTGACGTGGCACGGCCATCATCATCTAGGTATACATTTTGCATTGTTTCTGGGTTCGCGTCAATGTAATGGCGCAATAAACGCTCAAAAGCTGGTCTAGCATCGTCTGTCGCAAGGGAGCTTAAACCCTTAATTCTTGCCTCAGTAGCCTTCTTTTTAGCCGCCTCGGACATTGCTGCTATCCTATCTTCGTACTGTTTTTGCGTCTCTGCTCGCGTTTTCTTTTCATTTTCGAGTTGCTCAGTAAGCTGCTTTAGTACCACATCGGTTTTGCCCGTCTTGACCGCATCATCAAAAGCTTGCTTTCGAGCCTCGTCGATCTTTGCTTGCTCGCCTGCGCGAACTGCCTCCAGCTCTGCTGCGTAAGATCTAGCCTTTGCGTCTAACTGGTCAGCCGTGGTCTTAACCTTGGCAAAACCTGCATGGCGGTATACTCCATCGACCTCGGTAAAATCTTTTTTTGCAAAGTCGGGTAGTTGCTCAAACTGCTCTTTTGTGTAGTCTGTCATTCTGGCACGGCCTCTTGATTTGTGTTTGCGTCACTGACGCCTTGGGCTGGTTCGGTTTCTTCCAGCTCGGCTATTATATCATCAATCTCAGAAGCTAAAACCCCGCCAACTTTTTGGCGGCGGTAGAACTCCTCCTTAGATATAAGCCCAGCCATATACTCTTGAAGGTCTTGCTGCCTTTCTTCTACTGAAGCTTTTTGCGCGCTAAAGTCTCGCTTAATAGCTATTTCGATTTGATCTAATTTTTTCTCAACATCTTCGGGCGCCCACAAACCTTCAAACATCGCGCAGTAAGATAGCGCGCGAGCAAAAGATCTTTCCGCGCAATCGGCAACGCTTGACAGCACCGCGACTTGATCCGCCGCTATATGGCTTGCTTGGGTGGCTGTCATGGTGGTAGCGCCATCGACTCCGCCGCCTGACATCGTTTCGACTTTATCTTCTGAGTGTTTAAAGTACCACTGGTAATCTGACATATCAGTAGATGCTGACAATATTTTGACGTCCACGCCTTCGGGCAGGTTGTTGACGGCAAGCGGCCCCGTAGCTATGTAGTCGCGGCCCCCATTGGTCTCTTTAAAGCTGTCTATATCTCCCGCACGCCAGCCGCTACTCATAATGGTAGGCGATAGGCTGCGCTGCACCTCTTTATAGCGTGCAGATACTTGATACTTGTGTAATGCAGTGCGACAAGACTCATCCATATAGCCAAGCTTAGTCGGCAGGCTGCCAGAGGGGATGCGCTCATCAGCGATAAACTCGACCGGAATCCACTTTAGGCTTTTGCCGCCAACTAAAATATAGTCTTTTTCGGTCTTTTCCGAGACCTGCCCACCGATAACCTCATATGACTGCTGGTAATATCCAGTTTCATCGAGGCCCAGAATCACATAACGGCACGACTTAACGTGAGACCCCTCGATGATTTCTGAACCCTCTTCTAGCAACTCGATATAAACGAGCTGCATCACCCCGTTAACTCGCTTAAAGGCCCAGTTAATGACGTTCTCGCGCGCATACTGCTTTATATTGGCGCGGCGCTTGAGACCCTCCAGCTTTGACACTGTCAGCACTCCATCAAAAGCCTCGCTTTGATAGTCCGAAACGAGTACGTGCCACTTGGTTTGTAGCACATTTTTAATAGCAGACTCCATCGCCGCAGCAAGCGGGGTGCCATCGCCGTCACAGTCATCCAGTAGGTAGCTAATACCTTCCGGCAAAGCTATCTCTGCATCACCAATATGCATTTTACCGACCAAGCGGCGAAGCAGCCTATCAGGTGCGCCGTCAACCTCTGCGCCGCCAAGATACTCGCGGTAGCGAATTCTTTGCTCTTCGCTTTTAGTATCTATTTGCGAGGGATGCGGGAGATAAGTGGTAGTCTCGCGCTTGACCGCTGCCTCACCCTCTATGAAGTCACGGATGAGCTTGAGGTCTTGCTGTGTGAGATTGTAGTCTGGGTGTCTATATGGCTGCATCATAACGCATCTCTTTTTGCGATCTCGGCAAGGGTTAAGGGCCGCCCAGTCATATCGCTAAAGCTCGATAAGGGCTTGCCATCTGCAAACATTTTAGCACGCTTAGCGCCCAAAGTGTCCCGTATAAACCAATCTGGCTGCAGCCGCAGCCATTGGTCATAACTAAGACTTGCGTCAACCTGCTTTGGGTTAAAAATATTGGTATCTTTTTTGCCTTTATATTTTATTTGCTTGGTGGTTTTTTCCTGCTTTGCTTTAAAGGCTTTTTCAGCGTAAGCGCCGGATTGCCCACCTACTGAAGCTCTTGTCCCTGTTGGCTCCCAGCTTTTGGTTACAGCTATCCGCCTAGTCCTGCACCCGTAGTGTAGTGGTGGCCTTGGCGCCCTTGGGTCGCCCTTGGCAAAGCGGTTATCAGACTTGTTGAAGCGAGTGACGCCTATACAGACGTCGCTAGTGCGATTGTCAAAAGTAACCACGTAATAGTACTGCTGCAATTGCGGGTTGGCATTATTAAAAGCCTCTGCCGCCATAGCTGCATAATGTACATAGCCTGTGCGCGCAAGTATCTCAGCGTCTCGCTTTAATATCCCGTTGCCGAAAGCCTTAACCTGCGCCGCGATCTGCGTCACGGTTTTCCCCGAGGAGTGACCAGCCCTAACGATACTATCGATAGATGCTGCACCAGAGGTCAGGTTAGAGTAGTAGTAGCTTTCCCAGACTCCGGCGTCAACTCTACTGCCAGACCGCAACACCATAGGAGTGGTTTCTGTAAGCTTTTTTACTGCCGCTTCAGTAGGTAAAACAAGGGGCAGAGCCAAAATCTCCGCCGATAACTTTTGTTGATATCCAGCTTCATATTGAGCCATTGCCGCCATTGAAGTGGTGACCTCGGCCCACCCGCTAGGGTCTAGCATCTGCTTGCGGATAGCTTTAGCTATCTCATCTATCTGCTTTGGTGTGGTTGGCGTTCCACTCTCGTTGATAATTTTAATGACAGCCTTTATAGAGGCGTCTATAGATGGATAAAGCTTAGTCTTTATGGCATTTGTCGCCAGTCTATCTATATAGGTCTGATGGCGTAAATATTTATCTAATTCATCGCTCATATATATTGCCGCCTCTTACATTATAGTGTAATTTATCTCAACCAATACAAATCGAGGTAAATATGTCCGAAACATTCTTTTGCAACAAATGCCGCTTAAGGCCGCCAATAGAATTTTTAGCAAAAATCAGTGCAGATAAGCGAGTCAAAACCTGCACTAACTGCGTGGTCAGGATAAAAAACAAGACGCCTACAAATGATCTTCGTCGAGGCGGCTAATGGCGATTTTAGCTATAAGTCTAACCTGCTCCGGCGTCGGTTCATAAGCGCCATTTGCTATCTGACGAATGAGCCAGACTGGCACAACATGCACGCAGTCCTGTTCTATAACTACTGCATGTTCCAGCGGCATCTCGACTACCCGCATTTAGGTGCTCCTATATTTGCCCGTAGTGGAAAGCGTCTATGTATAAAGTAACCCATAGCATCGACCCAGTCATCTATAGCGGGGTGCGTAGTGTACTTTTCTGGGTCGCCTTTTTTGTCGTACCCCTGAGACTCCAGTGCATCCGCAAGCTGAGGGCACAGCTCGCAGTTTACCATGAGTTCGTTATTCGCCAGCATGGCATTAACTCGGTTTACCCGATCACGAATAAAAGGGTTGGATGCTGGCGCGTCAACTGCATAGCCAGCATTACGAATAATCTCAACATCACTCGCGGCTGCGTTAGTACTGCGAGCCGATCCGCTGGCGTCAGGATAGACTGTTATTCTGTGGCCTTTATATTTAGCCAAATTATTGACGAAGTCCTGTGTATCATGTGACGTAAATTCGTCAACGGCAATGGCGCCGCGTCCGCTAAGTATAAAGACCACCGCGCAGCACCCGCCGACATTAAAGTCTAAGCCTATATGTAAGTGATCTCCAGCTTTTATCTTTGCATCGCTATGATGGGCCGCTCTTTTGAAAAAATGGTAAACCAATTTGCTTGTGAAATTAACAAACTCCCCGCGCAGGTAAGCATCACACAAGTCAGGATCGTAATTGGCAGATATTTGAGCAATGTACCCATCAGGTAAAAAGATATTATCTATAGTGCTGGCCTTTATAAGCTCATAACCAGTTTCGGGATTTTTGCCCCACTTTTTATAGGTAAAGCCTTTTGTGCCATGGTCTGGGGTCGTTACGCTGCCCAGCGTATTTATACCTGCCCTTTTTTGTCGCACGCGCTCCGAAGCCTTACGCCATACCAGTTCAGCCTTTTCAATAGGTAAAGTGTCCAGCTCATCTAGCACCGCATGTGCCACCTCAAAAGCAACCCACCTATCGGGGTTATCATAGCTGCGGAAGTATATGGACCCGTAGCCAAGCACATCTATACAAAACTCACTTTTGTTTAACTTGTACTTTCTACCGAGCGCCTTTAAGTCGGCCTCTACACCAGGGATCGCCCTAAGCCTCAAGAGGTCATAGGTAGGCATACCAATCAGCGTATTTGCCCCTTTATCAGCAAGCATAAGCAAGATGATGCGCATCGTTGCAGCAGCAGACTTGCCAGAGCCAAGCCCTCCACATATAGCAGGATGGGGGGCCTTGCTTGTGACAAAGGCTATTTGGTGAGGAAGCAACTCTATATCAGGCATCTTCTTTGGTCGCCGGTAAAATATTAATTACGTACGACTCTTCAGGTGCCGCCTCTACGTCGATAGTCTTGCGGTCAGAAAAATTCCAAATCAGCTTGCCAAGTAGCCAGCGCCTAGAGTCTATGCGCAGTCTTGACCTAGCTACCGCCTCTTTGTCTGGCATCATCACCCCATTTTTTTCCATCCAGTCATTTCGCCCATCGTCAGCTATATCAACGATCTCATCAGCCCAAAAGATGCACTTAGCTCTAAAGGCGTCATAGTATCTGACACCGAAGCCCTCCTCATCTCTTATGACCCACCTAGTCACCGTGGCTCGGTTTGGCATATGCTCATCGTCGCATATACTCCTAAGGCTTTCCCCCATAGCCATGCGGGTTAAGATTTCCTCGGCGATCTCGTGTGTATATGTTGACTTTCCCGCCACGTCACAACCTCCGGTTGATAAAAATAATTACCATTTTACATTATTTTGTTTACTTTTCATAATCACCTACACTATACTTAACTGGTAGAACTGATCTACCGATTTAATATTAGGAGTTAGAATGAATTCATTAAAACAAGACTTGAAAGAGCCTTTGGATAGAGTGCAAAGAGCATGGATAAGAAAACCAGTAACGCTGCTTTTTATCCCCTTTGCATTTATTATCTTCGGAATATGTTGCGGCGCAATTTGCACAGCAAGATTGGTTGAAGAATGCTGGGGAGGAGATAAGTAATGCTCGAAAAAATATTAACTGAAGCCCGCAAAATACAGGATAGCCATGATGCACAACGAAATCTTTGCTAAAGATCTAGCAAGACGCGCTAGAATCGCACAGCTAACCGAGTCAATCACCGCTATAAAGTCTAGCCTATCAATAAGTGATCGGTCTAAAAAATCAATCATTAATCTGGCCCTAGCTGAAATAGCACAACTGAGAAATAAATCATGAAACACAGAGATTATATGCGTGAACTGCTCAAAATGAGTGATGAGGCAATCATGAAGGCAATGCAAAAATGAAAACCATTAAAGACCTAACGACAGAATGCCACCTAAACGCCAAAACTGCAGGGTGGTGGTACGACGAAAAATCAAACCTGAATTTAATTCGGGTTTTAAGCACCCCGTTTAACGCGACTGAAGAGCTAATTGCAAAACTGCTTGTTCCAACCAAGCTATGCTTATCGCATAGTGAGCTTTCAGAAGCTATGGAAGGGTATAGAAAGGGCCTGATGGATGATAAGCTCCCACATAGATCAATGCTTGAGGTAGAGTTAGCCGACACAATCATCAGAATCTTGGATCTCGCCGGAGCTTTAAACTTAGATGTTGCAGGCGCCATTGAAGAAAAGCTGGAATATAACAAGACCCGCGAAGATCATAAGATCGAGAATCGTAACCAATCTGGCGGGAAGGCTTTTTGACATGCAAGAATTTACCGCAAAAGACTTTAAGATGCTACCAAAAGAGATCTACGACGCTGCTTACTTAGATGGGGCTGTAAAGGTTACGCACGAGAGGTATAAAGGTTTTTTTATCATCCAGTACCAAGAAGAGATACCAGACGATAAAAAAGTTGTTATTGATGGCGACGTCTATGCAGTGGTTAGGATGATAAAGCCGCCACTAAAAGAAAGCACGAGCGATTGACGCCCCGATAACAGCCGCAACGACTAATAAACTAAAATCTATAACCCCATCAAGGATGACGCCATTCTTTTTCTTTTTTACGCTCGCCGCAGGCTCAAGCACCTGTTGTTTTTGCATCTGAATCTTTGGGTTGTTATCTCCACCACTTGGCATCTTTTTTTACCTCTCTTAAAAAGTTAATGAACTTGAAAATCATGTAAATTATCTGCATTGATATATAAACCGCACCAATACTCTGAAACAGAAAGACCCAGTCAAAGGGGTTTTCAACTGCCAGCGGCGCCGCCACCTGCACCCCAGCAACCCCCATCGACACAACTAGATTAGTCTTGCTTTTTAGGTACTCGTCTACAGCCTGCATCAGGCCGCTTGTCGTGTCGTGGTGCATGTGCAGCCCTCAGCAGTGCGATAATCGCGATAAAAAGATGACAGAAAATTATAAAGATTGATCCGCAGGTTAGAAATGTGGGTAAATCCATAACGCACACCTCCGACCGTCAAGATAATTAGCTCAAAAATAAACAATACGCACATTATACCGCCGTAGTGATTGCGATACCATATGGAGTTAGGCGCCAAAGTGATTTCTAGTACTGTGATAAGCATAAAAATCATTGCAGCTATTTCTATTGAGCACAGGTATTTAGATTCTCTTATTCGTATTCCAAATAAGACGATGATGCAGTACAAAAAAGACCACGCGGACGCTGCCGCGTAGTAAAGGTGTGTGTCGCTCGGTTTTGGTGTTAAGTAGTATAAAGCGATAGTAAGGGCGATTACTGTTAGGTATCTCATCTCTTTATCTCAAGAGGTGTAAAGCCTTATTGTATCACCCCATTATTATAGACGCCAATATTGACGCCTCTTGCTCGACAAGACTCGCATAAGCGCCACGCTCAAGATAGCGATCCATTATGCGTTGCTCACCCCTGTCAACAAAGTCAGAGGCAAATTGATGCTCATCCTCAAGTCTTTCCTGCAGCGAGTGCCCACAAACGGTTGCGCCAGTAAGCAAGAGCATTTGCAGCGCCCTATGCTGGGCAACTGACTCATCATATAAAGGACAGTCGTGCTTAAGCTCATCTAAGCTTACTCTGCATAAGTTGGTCATTTCAATCAAACCCCTTCAGTGTCCCATTAGCTTTAAAGTAAGCCTTACGCGCTGCTGCCTTCTCGGCTTGTAAAGCGACTAACTTTCTTTGATATGACGCAAATATCTCTAACGCTGAATCTTTCATTTTTTTTAAATCCTCTTGGTTGATGTGTTTATTATTGTTCATTAACACCTAAGTGTAAAGCATCTTTACGTTTATTTACATTTAGAAGAATCTGACTCTTTTCCTCGCTGGTGCAGCCATTCCACTCAATGACCTCTTTATAAGTTCGGTGGCAACCCTTGCAGATATCATCTCCAAGAGAGGTCGAGCAGCGGCCTACGCATGGGGTTTTAGGCATTGGCCAATCTCTTGAGTCCATCTGGCGGCAAATGTTTCATCTCCAATGTCGCCGGAGATAAATCGATCAACTATGTGTAGCATTTGCCCAGCCAAAAAAAGAGTATCAGCAGCAATTTTTAGCCTTGCTAGAGTCTCCTCGTCGCAAGTTTTGCTGTAATCTTTTATTTTCTGCTCGATCTCGACAGACGCATCATCTATGTTGTGCTGCAAATAATGAAAATTCCCGCCGCTCATCTCTAAAACTCCTCAGCTCTGCTAACATAAAAATAAACCACTGCAGCCACTACAAACGATAAAACCAGTTCAGCTATATAAAAAGTTTCCATTTCGATCACCTATTATTCAGAAATCACAAAGCCATGCAATTTCATGCATGCTATGTAAGCTTCACGGTTGCTTTTAAAGTAAACCCCGTTAAAAGAGCTTCCGGCGTAAGATCCATCAAAGTTATACGTAGCTGACTGCACCGCATTAAAGTCATGACCTTGAGCTATATAGGCATTTACGCACTCATCAAAGGTTGTGAAAGTTTTCATGTTGCTTGCTCCTAGTTGTTTCGCTTCAGTGATTACAGTATGTGATATTCACACTAGAATGTAAAACATCTTTACATTTCTTTACATTTTAATCAGACGCATACAATGTTACCCACACTCCATTCTAACGACAATGTAAACTTTGCCTGTATCATCATCAACGTAATATTTGTGTTTGGCGACGTGCCAATCTCCACTTGTGCACCAATGACTATGCTCAAGCCTTGCTCGGTCCTTAGCATCTGCTTCGATGCGCACAAGGCAGTCCGCATACTCTTTTTGTAAGAGTGTGAGCACGTCATTATCTGGCTTTGGTACCGGCATCATTTCGCCCGATTCTCTTCGCCTGCGAACCAAATTTTCTATTTTCCCCAATCTCAAATTCAAGAGCTACACTCCGTAAGTTCTTTTGCCAGTCTGAAAATCGCCCTTCTAAGGGCTGCAAGCTCATCGGCCTTCGCGCAGGCCGAACCGAGGCGTATAAGCATATTCTGTTATGCTCTCAATTTATCTGTGATCGCTGCCATTTTTTCAGCGCATAAATTAAAAGCGTCTTGCGGTGTTTTTGCCCCCTCAATCAAAGCGATTTCATCGTTTGCATAAAAGAAGTCTATAGCGCGAAAATAGTCGTTATCTCCCCCAATTAAATCATTCCACTGCTCATCAAAATCCCATTCAATGGTCGCACACCCGCAACCCAGCCAGCCGCCGCCATATCGCCCCGCCATTACACGTATTTCGCCATTGCAAAAGTCCATATATTCAAACATCTTATTTATTCTATCGCTGCTCATTTCTAAACCCTCTCAATATATGCGGCCAAAGGCTAATCAAAACACACTCCCAGCCAATCTAATCGCCCTAGCCATAAGCACCAGCGCAAGCCTGGCACGGGCCATGCGGTTCTCTTCGCGAAGCTCTTTGATTGATCGCATCTTAATCACCTTTAAATTTTAAATTTTGATTGCTTGTGCGGGCGTTACGGCCCGCGCCTTGTTTTTAGTTAACAGCGTTTGGCAATCTAAAACCTTCATGCCCACCTAAAGTTAGCACCACAAACCCCCATTCCGCGTAGTTTTCACGTTCGCACTCGGGGATCTCTCTATAATCAGGCGAATCTGCGCACTCCACGGTGCACTTGATTTTTGTTGGGTGAGTTGGCGCCTCGTCTTTTTGCCACTTAGTCCACTGACAACCGTACCCTGTCTGCTCCATAGCTCTTTGAAACCAAGCTCCATCAACGCGCTGTGCGAGGCAGACGCGTCTACCACAAGAGTCATAACCAGAGTATGCTTTAATTGCCTTAGCCATCTCAATCACCTTTTCGTTTCGCCTCGCACTATTGCTTAGCTCATGTGATCAATATAGCAATCTCACATCGCAATGTAAAATATCTTTACATTTCTTTACGTTGGTAGTCATCGCTTAAGTATTTCTCTGCTTTTGAAATCAATCGGCTTACTCTACCACTCATTTGATATGTGTAGCTTTTATAAGCATTTTCATGCTCAAGGTATTTAATTTCATCAATCGCCTCCTTTAGTAATGCTTCAAGCTCGGAAACTCGCGCAATAGCTTTTTCACCTACCTGAACTCTGTTTGCTGCCCATTCTGGCTCAAGCCTCACCATTTGGCAAATGCTACGCTCAACACCTTCGCTATCTCTATAAACCCTTGCAGTACTCATGGGTTTGCCTCCTAGTAAATTTAATAAGTCAACATTATTGACCTAGTCGCGCGTTATGGTTGCTGAATTTATCTCAGCCAAGTCTTCCCAGCCCACACCATTTGCAAAGAGTTTTCTGATTTGTTTTGCCCCATCAGGCATCTTAAACGGCGAAGAGTACTCCCAGCGTTCAGAGCCGTCATATTCATACCGCCACATCTTTGCGCCATCCGAGAAAACTATTATTAAATCGCTCGCAACTTTTTGGGCGCAAAACCCATCATCATAATCATTGTTTGCAAGAATCCCATACTCACGCCAAGTGCATGAGTGGCCGCTAGACTCTGAGCCAATAAAAACAATGTCTTCGATTTTGTGTCCGCTGCGTATAATATCCTCAATCGTTTCTTGTAGTAAGTTCACAATTCAAATCCTCTCAGGTTAGGTTAAATTATCACTGCTTTAGCTGGCGCTATGTGTTGCCAAAAATTAGCCTGTAGTTTGTCGGGTCGTTGCAGGCCATTACTTCTTTGCACCTACGTAAAATGTCGCCTTGCTTTGCGATTTCTCTCTCTAAGTTTTCAATCTCACAAGCAGCCGCATCAGTTGCATCGTGGTTAAAAAACTCTCTTAAATTGTCTGCGTATATGTTCATTTTATATCCTCGCAAGCAAGCTTGCACATAACAAAAAGTTACAGCCGACGGAATTACCATCTAGCCATTATTCATTTGCTCCCAGCCACTAGCTTAAGCATGGGGTTGTCTTTAGGCTTCACCGGTATATAATCATCACAGCATGATTCGGCGCCATTATCAAAGTCCATGTAGCTTTGGCGGCATTCGTTTTTAACGGCTTGCGCTCGGTAGCACTCACTAAAGCTTGGGCAATCTCTCTTTTCGCGCATCGCAATATCTGGCATATCTTCGGTACTCTTAAAATATTTATAACAAGTCGGTTAAATTACCACTGCCTTAGTTGGCTTTATGGTTGCTGAATTGGTATGCGGCTTCTTTCCCGCAGTTTATATTGTTCAGGCGTTTCATCGGCATATCTTCGCAATCTTTCTGGCACATCTTCGTCCATATTGAATTCTTTATTGTATTGCGTCACTGCCTCACGCAAAGTTCTTGCAAATGCAAATTTTGCATTATGCTCAGGCAGACTCAAGCCATTTGAGCAGTACCACTTATCTCCATCAATTCCAACGTTCATAGATCACCCACTGTATTTGCTAGGATTAAAACACTCATTTTTTCGGCAATCATAAGTTCTAACGTCATAATTGCATCTTTTGCATAAATCGTATTTAGCCCATTTATCCACATCCAATAGCTTGTATTCATAGCTGTATTGGTTGCTTTTTACGGTTAAAATCCCGCTTTCTACAGCTGGCTCATCAGTAACCGGATCAACCCAATCTTTTTTACCACTTCTGAAATCTATCTCTACGCCAAACATTCTCAAATCCTCTCATCAAGCATCTGGTACATAACAAGCAATCAAAAGCCCTTATCGGCACAGCGGGCCATTCTGCAATGAGGGAAAAATCAATAAAACCCTGCCTACTCATTACCGCTACGATTTTCTGTTAGGTGAGGAGCACCAGCGGCCAGCACATGAGCTACATGCGAATTAATCAGGCGGTTACTGCCTAATTACGCTGTTATAAGTTTTGCACAGGCTCCCAATCAAGAAATACACCGAAGCACATTGGCCGCTCAATCCCTTGGTCAAGGTAATGTAAATCACATGCCATAAGCTGATTTATGCTCATGGCTGCAAGTGCATCCCTAAAACCAATAAGTCTGTGGTAAGCCAAGCCGTATTGCTTGCTTGTTTTAGCGTTATTTACTGCCTCAAGCAGCTCAATATGTTTTTCGAGTAAAGTCATTTTTATCACCATTAGATTCCGCCTCGCGTTTTGCTTAGCTCATGAGGTTACTTTATTTGATTAACATTAAAATGTAAACAATTATTTTTATTTTCCTTTAATTTTATTAGCACCTTTAACTATAAAATCAGAAAGCTTTATAACCGTATCAAGACTAGGATTGATATTGTTACCACGAGCTATCTTATAGACAGTGTTGTAATGCAGCCCAGTGGACTTAGCCACCGCTGAAATATTTGCCTTAGATAGCTTATCTCTGATAACTGACAGACTTAAAACCATAAAAATTACTCAAAAATGTTAGTGAATCTCCAGTTTACATTAAAATATGGAAGAGTCAAATAATCATTATTTACAATATTTATAATAATAATCATATTAAAAACCTTAGTTTTTCCTCACTAAGATTTTTTTGCTCGTAAGTCTTTGATTTATAAGGATTTTTTGACAAAACTGAAAAAAACCTTAGTGAGCAAAAACTAAGATTTTTTCGCTGTAAGTCATTGATTTATAAGGAGTTTTTACAATCTTAGTGAA